AAAGGAATCCTTGGCCGCTTCGGACCCCGAAGTTCCTAGCGGGCAAGGGGTCCTATTGTCAGACCTTACTTGGGACACCTTCTATGTTTCCTATGTCATCTACTCCAACGGAAGTGTTCCTCCCCCAGAAGCCTCTGTTGATCCAGGGCTTGGATTTTCATATGCCAGCCCGGATCCAGGCACCAATAAAGTGAGCCAAGACCTTTGGGGAGGATATGCAGGAAAGGGCGCTGTTCCGTCTGTTATTAACAACTTTATCTTTCCTGACGATCTTGTAGGAGCAGTAGGAGATCCAGCTACAGATCCATTTGCATCCAATCGTGATGCAACAGGACGAATATATGGCAATATGCATTTTAACTTAAATCTAGAACCAGGAAAGAACTATGGGTCCGACGAATTTTCTACCACTACACATAAACCTCTTCCGGCCATCACTTTAGATTTTAGTGAGACAAAATGGAATTTTAATAATAACAAAGGGATTTCTCTCACCATTAATAATCATTCAAAGATTGTCGGGGGAGGAGGAGCAGGGGGATTTGGAATTCGGAGAAATGTTACTGTTACAAAGCAAGGTGATGTTTCTGATGGGGCCACAGGAGGAGGCGGCGGTGGCGCTGGAGGAGGAACAGGAAGGAATTCAACCAAGGGAACTCCTGTAACAGACCCATCTTATACTGGTTATCTTGGAACAGGATTTCACGGAAAAGGATGGGCCCAAGAAATTTTATCGACCCCAACTTTATTGGGGGACGATGGGGCCCAAGGATCAGACTTTTTTGATGCAGGTGCTGGAGGCGCAAAGGCCGATGCAATCTCGACTACAAACATCACCGAATCGAATTTCGGAAAGGGAGGAGATGGAGGAGATGCAATAGGAGTTATCCATCCCGTTGGAATTCAACCTTTGATCGAAATCAAAAATTCAAACACAGGCGTTATTATAGGAGGCGGCGGAGGAGGCGCAGGCGGCTTTGAAGTTGATGGTGGAGATGGTGGAGCAGCAGGAAATCATGGGCAAGGCTCTGCGGGAAATTGGATTGCCAACACAGGAGGAAATCCAGGATTTGTGATAGCAGGAGTTGACATTGATGGTGAGAGCTATTATAGGTCTGTGCGAATCACTAACATCAATAATGGATTAGTCCAAGGAAGGAACCCTTGGTTGGATGCCTATGACTCGACAGACACCTCTGGCGGGGCCCCTGGAGTTTGGGTGCTTACGGGAAATAGCACCGTAGATTCTTCTTTGCCTGCAACTGGAATTTATAGGGAAGGAATATAGACATGACAAAGATTACGGCAAATGTGCATAGCATAGACACCGAAAATCAATCTTGTATTATAACTATTAAAGATGGAGACGAAATTGTTCTTGAAAAAAAGAACATTGGGCTTGAATTGAACCCAGACGGAACAGCCAATGCCGCATGGATTAAAAATAAAATTTCTTCGCGAGTTTCTAATCATAGAAGAGCTAGCCTCCGAAAGAAAAATGCCTCTATTTCTGTGGGCGGTATAGGAGAACAAAACTCATGAGAGTTTCCACAATGATTGCAACAAAAGATCATTTTCTTTTTATTATCAAAAACACAGAGCCTAAAGATGAGTTGTATGCCGCCGAAGGATATCCTGCTGGCAATCCAATTGGATTTTTTGCCCAAGGAAGCGCAGTTACTTTCAATAAATCTAAAATCGAAGATCCTTGGGAAAAATATATAGGAAGTCATTCTGCTCCAGTTCTTCATCCTCGTTGCATTCATTCTCTTTTTGGTGCCGCGGCCGAAACTGATGATGTAGTATATGTTACGGTCATTCCTAGAGAAGGCGCAGTTCTTGGAGAGTGGGAAAAACTAAACAACGCCTCTGACCATGAGCATACAATGATTCAAAGTTCTGACACTACATTTCAAGTAGGAAGTCAATGCAACGTCGAATTGTGTAGGGACTTGGAAACTTTTGAACTAATAGACTTAGACATAGATGATTCCTTGGACATTGAGCTGACCTTTGAATAATATATAAATACAGTTAACCTTTTATTTTACTGGAGACGCAATAACAATGCCTAGAAATCCTAATGATCCGTTTACTACTTACCGAACCGACTTGGATAGCCCAGCCCAATATGCAGTTGCAATTACTCCGACTAATGATAGTGTGTTGGACACTTCTATTCGTGCATTGTATGTGGGAAATACAACTACTGTAAACATTTATTGTCGCCCTGTTGGAATTTCAAACACATCTGCTCCTGCGGCCAATGTTCTTTTTCAGCACGTTGTTGGAGGAACAGTCTTACCTATAAGATTAGAGGCTGTCTGGCATAGTAATGTTTATAATCTTTCCCAGAACACAACCACAGGCGACGGCGACCTCATTGGTCTATATTAATAGTTGAGGGATGGGCTTCCATGAGAACAGGTATTGGTATAGGAATACAGGGAAGCGCTCCTAGGGCTTCGGATCCCCCCGTTCAGGCATTCCAAGGGAAGGCATCTGGGGCTGGAGCCGAGAGTGATCTTGATATTTTAATTGACATGAGTGAAGCTACTGCTCGTTTAAACTCAGATGGCAATTATTATACAATTACAGTTCCAGACGATTTTATTGGAACGAGAGGATCCTCTGATGATAAATTTTTGGCCGCCAGATCAACTTCGGCCTCTGCTATTGATCTTCCTGCAAAAGCAAATCTTAATGTGATTCTAAACATTCCAGTAGGAATGAAAGTTGGCGCCAATACAGCCAATAACATTAATATAAACGAAGCTAATAGGTCGGATCCCGCGATCTATTTAAATCTTCAAACTTCTGAATGGACAGACGATATTCTTACGAGATTACACATTACAGTTAATAATTATGGGTTGCTTATAGGATCAGGAGGATCTGGTGGTTGGGGAGGAGTTTTAGCAACAGGATCTAAGAGCATTATCTATTTGCCCCAAGGAGGCGGAGGAGGAGGCCAAGGATTACATCCAAACCATGGAAGCACAGATGTAACCTCTTATCGCGATCCCAATGATAGTGGTATTCTTCCTGCTGGCCAGGCAGGATCTGGGTTTGGGCGTTGGATGGGGGGATTAAATGGATATGGGGTTAATGGATTACAGGGAACACACGATGCCGGCGGGCTGGCCGGGGCCCAAGGACCAGATGCAGGATATACTCCTAACCAACGAGGAGCTGCCGGCTCTTCTGGAGGCCATATTATATACTATGTATCAAATGTAACGACATCGACCACAGGCACTCATATTAATATTCATAATAATGGGTGGATGTCGGCTGGTTGTGGTGGAGGGGCAGGGGATCAAACTGGAGCAACATCTGGTCGAGGAGGCGATTGGACATTAATTCCATTTGGGGGAGATGATCTAAAGTTTAGAGGAATGGGCTATCCTGGAAATCAATTAACCGGAGGGGGCACAGTAGAATTTGGTGGATATCCTGGAAGGATTATTGCAAATACGTCAAACCCGAATTTAATAGTGTCAAACACAATAGTAAACAATTCAGGAAACACTATATATGGATGGTATTCAGTTATTCCATAATAGGAGAGAACAAAGAACATGGCCGCCATAGAGATAGACATAATAAGCATTGATACTGAATTAAAAACGTGTATTGTTACTATTACGGACAATGGTGTCGAGGTTGTTACTTTACAAAATATTGGGCTTGAATTGAACCCAGACGAAACGGCCAACACAGTATGGATTAAAGAGAGAGTAAAACAACGAGTTGCACAATACAGATCATTAAAGGCAGAGCAAGAATCAACCAATAAAGTATCTATTACAGTAGCCAATAACTGAAAAGGGAAATTATAATAATGGCAAATATAAAGACAACATTTGACCCAAAGAGCTTGGTCATTGCAAATATCATGAATGCAGGAGAAACGATTGACTATGCATGGTCGATTGACGAGATGTATCAAATTGTGGTTACAAAAGGAACGGTGACGATAGATGGTTTGTCTTATGCTGCAATTTCAATTAATGATATTCCAGCCGGAACTAATCTTTCTGTGACTGCCACAACTGATGCATCTTTCTTGACTCTCTTGAGGTCAGACAACGAATCTGTGGTCGATCAAATAATGCCAGGGGACGGAAACGCCGCATCATATTTTGAATTTATGCGAGATTTTAGGCCAAGTTGGTATGCAGATGGCCATCCTGATGTTCCCCCTGGGACCATATCTTCTGGGTCTGGGAATATGACTTTAACATTGAGTGATATAAAAGCAATGGTTTTAGCTGGCTGGGAGTAAATATATCATGAGGAGTATATCAGCAACGGCAACAAAAGATCATCTAGTCTGGATATTATTGGGCGATAATGTAGGAGATGAAGTGTCTGTGTCTGATGTCACGCCAGACCTTGTAACTAATGGATCTGGTTATATCATTTATGACATGATAACTTTTGGTGTTAGTGGTAGCACAAACACATTTTGGGCAAATGGAGAAACTTGGGACTCTTGGGGAGAATGTGTATATCCAACGATTGAAAGTAAATTTAATTCAAATACAGAAATAATGCGTATGTTTGGTCAGGTTGCAACTAGCAACAATACTTTATTTGTTTGTGTGATTCCGAGAGAGGATTCTTTGTCCTCTTCCTATATAGATTATACCAATCAGGTGGCCACTTCAAATGACATATCTCAATTACAGGAAAACACAAATACCGCATTTCAGTTTCCTACTGTATGCTATCAGACCGATTCAAGAAAAGACTTGATTACTTTTGAAAAAGTTGAGCCGGCCGAGATAACAATACCAGATTCAGAAGTGACTATCATATAAATACTACAAGAGAAGAAGCCTTTAACTGAAGGAACCTGAATCAATGGCAGCTAGTAGAACACTTAATCTTATAATGAATCAAGGCGAAGATTTCACATATGGCACTCAAATATATGCAAATACGTCAGTAAATGAAAATTTAAGCATTACTACCGATGATTCGGCCAATGCTCAGATGAGAAAGAGCTATTATCATACAAATGCAACTGCCACCTTTAATGTGCATCTTGACGCCACCAACAATAATTTGTGGCTTCATTTAGACGCCGCAAATACCGCAGCCATTTCTCCAGGAAAATATGTATATGATGTAGAATTTTATGATGATGACGGAGATCCTATGATAGCCGGCCCTTGGGCAGATTCTAGGAGGTTTCGGGCTTTAGAAGGTATAATCACGGTAACCCCGGAGGTATCAAAATAAATGGCCAAACCAGCGAGCAGAGAGGATCTAAAGACATATTGCCTTCGGAGACTTGGATGGCCTGTCATTGAAATTAATGTCGATGACCTACAGGTAGAAGACCGAGTAGACGATGCGTTGCAATTCTTTCAAGAATATCATTTTGATGCGGTCGAAAAGGTATACGAAAAGCATCAAATTACTCAAGACGATATTGATAATCAATATCTTAGTGTGCCTTCTGTTGGCTGGTCGAACAACTCTGGAGGAACTTTTGCCTCGGAAGATTTACCAGATGCTTCTGATTCCTATATTGGAATCACAAAGATTTTTAGGCCCACCACTTCTAGTATTGGTATGTGGGACATACGATACCAGATGAGAATGAGCGATCTAACAACCTTTGGCACATACTTCGGTGGGTATCAATTACAGACATATGAAATGAGAATGAAGAACATTGCTCTTATTGAAGAGTTGATGACTGGCCAGGTTCCTGTTCGTTTTAATAAACACGCAAATAAATTATATGTAGACTGGGACTGGAAGAGCGATGCAATAGTAGGAGAATTTCTTTTGATTGAAGCCTTTAAGATTATTGACCCTAGCACAATGACTGATGTTTATAATGATATGTTCCTAAAACAATATGCAACGGCCCTTTTAAAAGAGCAATGGGGAATGAACCTCAGCAAATATGATGGGGTCCAGTTACCAGGAGGAGTTACATTAAATGGAAGGGCAATACTAGAAGATGCTCGTTCGGAATTAGATAAGATTCGCGAAGAGATGTCAAGTAAGTACGAGCTTCCTGTCGATTTCTTAATGGCTTAGGATAATAATAAATGCCTACAAATATGTACGTCAACAATTTTGATAACCAACCAGAACAGAAGTTGGTAAATGATTTGCTTGAAGAGGTCATTAAATTTCATGGGATCGATGTTCATTGGATTCCTAGAACTTTAGTAGCCAAGGATGAACTATATGGAGAGGATGTTCTTTCAGAATTTAAACGATATTTCTTAATTGAAATGTATATCAAGAATATCGAAGGGTTTGAAGGAGAAGGAGATTTTCTATCTAGGTTTGGTTTGGATATTCGCGATCAACTCACCTTGACTCTTTCGCAAAGAAGGTTTGATGATCTTGATTCTGGATATCCTCGCCCACGCGAGGGAGACCTGATTTTCTTTCCATTGAACAAGAAATTATTTGAGATCAAGTTTGTAGAGCATGAGCAGCCTTTTTATCCTATGGGAACTCTTCCTGTGTATGAACTAAGGTGCGAACTCTTTGTCTACAGCAGTCAAGACCTTGAAACTGGTATTCATGAAGTTGATGTGATCGAATCGCAACACACATATGCAAATACAGAAGTCGATAGTACAACAAATGAAATTGTTGGCGCGGCCACAATGAAGCCAGGTGATGATAATGTAGATGTAGAGACTGCCGCGGATAAGATTCTTGATTTTAGCGACGGCAATCCGTTTGGTGATTTCTAATGTTGGGCGTGACATATGGGCATGGAATATTAAGGGACTATGTTGTCGCCTTTGGTACGCTGTTTAATAACATTTCTATCATTAGAAAAAAGGCAGACGGAACGGTTGGAACATATGTTCGTGTTCCCTTGTCCTATGCCCCAAAGGAAAGATTCATTGCCAGGTTAAATCAAGATCCAAATCTAACTAGAGCCGTGGCCCTTACTCTTCCTCGCATGAGTTTTGAAATGACTACCATGAATTATGCGGGAGAGAGAAAGTTAAATACAATTAATAAAATATACAAATTTACTGATGACTCTGCTGCGGCAGATTTGTCTCGCGTATTTTCTCCAGTTCCTTATGATATTGGATTTTCTTTGCACATTTATACAAGAAGCACAGAGGATGCTTCCAATGTAGTTGAGCAAATTCTTCCCTTTTTTACTCCTGAGTTTACAGTATCAATCAAAAGTATGACAGATTTGGCCATAAATGTTGACGCTCCTATAATATTAAATGGTATTTCTAAGGAAGATACATATGAAGGAGGATTTGAAGAAAGACGAACGTTGATATGGACTCTAGATTTTACTTTAAAGGGTGTTCTTTTTGGCCCTATTACGGCAAATAAAGGACTAATTAAGAAAGCATATATAGAATTTTATACTCCTTCACAGTATTCGGTCGAATCTGCAAATGCCAGGTCCACTAATAGCACATCTCTTACGCACATTAGATTAGCTAATACAGCCTCTGCCGTTGGAGGATTTTATAAGGGAGCTACTATAAATATTATTTCTGGAACAGCCGAAAGCACATTTGGAGACCAAAGGAGAATTACTGAATATATTGGATCTAGTCAAGTGGCTAATGTTTCTCCTGCCTTTAGTGCCATTCCTGACATAACGTCTGTTTATAGATTAGAATTTGATATTCCGGATGAAGAATATGATTCGGGGGACATTAATGCAGGAGTTCAAAATGCAGCCAAATTAGCCTCTAGAGTTTATTTGCGGCCTGGGTTAACATCAAATGGACTGCCCACTACAAATGATAGCCCTGGAATTTCATTTGAGGTGGACCGCATTGACGCCAACGATGACTATGGTATTATTGAAACAACAACATTCTTTGATGATGGAAGACGAAGAAACCTAATAACAGGATTGGATGAATATTAAATTATGGCAAATAATGAGGTAGA